ACCAATATAGAAACTTAGGTTTACTATCTGGTATTGGTGCACAACAACAAGGCTTACAACAAGGAGCTATGGATGCAGGTTACAATGAGTTCTTGAGAGGTCTTAACTATCCTAAAGAACAACTTGGTTTACTTGCTCAAGGTTTAAGTGGTATGCCTGGAGACTTTACTAAAACTGAACAATACAAACCTGGAACTGCTGAAAAAGTAGGTAGTGCAGCACAAACTGTTGCTGCATTAATGGGTCTATTTTCTGACAAAAGATTAAAAGACAACATTACTCTTATTGGTCAATCTAAAAAAGGACACAATGTTTACAC